ATAATATAGGTCAGGCGTGCATACCATGATAACTCCTTTTTGTATTGTGGAGTTGTGGACGTAGTCGTGTGCCATGGCGTATGCTGCGATTTGCAGATAATAATCTTCGATCCATTCTTTCTTCTTTGGACGGTTAGATTGTTTGAAGTCAACAACAGTTTCAACACCGTTATGTAAACAGACAAGGTCTGTCGAACCTGCGTATAGACCTGGGTAGTATAACGTAACTTCCGACCCATAGTATTCTTCCACAGGAGCAAGACCGATCTCAATAACTTTTTTGGCCATGGACTTCGCCTCTTGTCCGAGCCCCGTAAGATCATCGTAGCCAGTTCCGAGTACATAGTGTTCGAGGAATTTGTGCATACTAGTGCCCCGCTTACTAGATAAATTCTTGATGCGTTCTGCTTCTTGTTCTCCAACTTTGGCCTTCCAGTCTTTTAAAAATTGTTGATCTTTGGTGGCCCCTAATATCGTAGTCACACTAGGAAGTCTAGTACCATTTACATCATAGAGCCGTGTTCCTTGGTCCTCGTGACGTGTAGCATCAACATAGACATACTTACCATTATACTTTACCTTTTTACCTATATTATGGTAATCTTCGATATCTTTATCACTCATCATTTTCTTTTACTTCTTATTATTTTAGCTTGCTTACGCCATGCCCATGCACTTAACGTACCAGACCAACCCATAATCCATATGTAAAAACGTAACATTATTTTTTTAAACTCTCTAAATATTTAGGTGCAAACTTAACAATATTATTTAGTGGTGCAGAATCATGCACATTACCACTAACAGATATACGCGTACAATCAGACCTGTATGGTGCTACCCAATGTTTTAACCACGCAGGAAAGATATACATATCATTCTCTTCCGGCATAAAAGACATATAGGATATACAATCTCGAGGACCATTACCGTATATAAATTGTATGCCTCCAGGACCACAAGACTTACCTTTATATTCTTTATTTTCTTTTTTTAATTTTTCAGGAATTTGTAAGTAAGTCACAAATGATAATTTACCATCGTGATCGTGAGGTGGATTAAAGTCATTTGGCTTTTGATAATTAATCCATAACGATGCTAAAACATACTGTGGTGGTTTATCAAAAGGTTTCATAATATATCGTTCATATGCTTGGTTATAAACACCTAAACATTCTGATAGTTTTGGTAGTATAATATTTTTAGACTTTTCACTGTAGCCAATTTCTTTATCTAAAATACCTGCTAAGTTTTCTGTGTAATCTATTTTATTTTTCTCACCCTCGTCTAATAATAATTTTTTAAACGAATCCGTTATTTTCATTCTAATAACACATGGTCCCCAATTAAATATTTGTATGTTTATATCTTGGTTCATAGTTTCTTTCTTAACTCCTTCAAATAATCTTCGTTCTCTTTCTCCTCCGCTGATTTTCTATTTATTACTTTATACGTAATAATTGCACCAATTAATAGGCAACCCATACTATAAAAAAACATTCCTATTCCATATGCTGCTGTCATTTTAAACTTATCGCCTCCCTATATTGATGTAGACTAACTACATTATCACTTTTTAAATACTCTGGTTCATAGTGATCAATTACTTGTTCTAATTTAGGTAATTTTACTTTAGCATCTGGCCACAATAATTTACAGACATAATAACAATCTCTAAACGTACATCGCCAACGCCATTGTGTTTTAAATTTACCACCAGATTTTGTTTTACCTTTTACATCACGTCTAATTACTGTGCCAACAGCTAATATTTCATGTATCCAACGTATTACATTTTCATCTGTCATAGCTATTTCCATACTAATGCGCATAGAATTAGACATTCTATATCCAGGTTTACCCTTATGTTTCTTTTTCTTTTCCAGTCCTCTTCTAATGTGAAGACTACCTTCGCCATCAAAGATTCCTGCAATATAACTTATATCACTTTGACTTATCATTTGTAATTGCCCATTTTAAACTTGAAGTTACCGGATCGAATCCATCAAACTCTAACTTAGTGCAGTTTGTTAGAAGGACCGTCATCGATAAGATTATTATCAACCGTTTCATAAAATTCTCCCTCCGAGTCACAGTCCCAACATTGATGTACTTGACTTGTTGTTTCTGTTGCAACTTTAACAAAGCCATTACCTTTACAAGTAGGACATATGTGTATTGTCACTCTAGCTTTTTTTAATTTTGCCATTTAATTTTTTTACTTTCTCGTTTGCAATTGATTCTATTGTCTTTGCTATCGACAATTTAGCATCGGGCAATAATACCTTTGATAGTTTATCTAAAGTAGCGTATGTTTCTTTTGTTAGAGAAACATTTTTATATTTACTCATGTCTGTCATGCGTTTCCTTTCATTTTTAATAACTCATATATAGGTGATATTATAGGATTGTCAATGAAAATATTATTAAGTTTAATTATTTGTTCACAAATACAAGCTGTTTGTATGCCCGCTTATGAATGGCCTGAAAGATTTGACACTTCCTACGATTGTATGATGTTTGGTTATAATGAGTCTATAAATAAAATGAAAGAAATTGGTCGAGAAGAAGCCAACAAACACGGTGTTTACATTAGATTTTTATGCACTCCAGAGGAGACTATTTGACAATGTGTCAGAATAATGGTAAGGCAAGATAATTTCTCACCATTACCTACTCTTATTTTTCCCTCTTTAGAGTAGGTGTTTCTTGATTCCACATCCACAGTAAAAGAACTGCAGGTAAAATTAAAAGACTAGTTACAAATACAGCCAAAAAAATCACCGGTTCCATCCTTCATTACATGAACATTCCATGGTTCATGATACGTGGTCAAATGTAATCGTAGTATGTCACAAAGATCAAGACAGTTGATGTCGGAAAGTATCTCAATACCTTCCATCATTTCTTTTGTGACTGATACTAGACTATACAGCCCGTCGTTTAGTAGTATTAGATCCATCATTTACTCTCGTTCC